GGATATAATTTTAGATCTATTGATGGATTAATTGAAGACGCTAATAAACAATCCAATTTTAATGAAACAGCTCCAAAGACAGATGTTAAAAGGTTATATGAATATGTGTTTGCTCCTAAGCAACTCAATGAAGAACTAGACATTTACACTATTAATGGTTACTCATTCCCCGAAGAGAATTGTTCTTTACTTGCATTAAGACACGGATCTTTTTCTGGATATAGTGTTGGTTTTGATCCTATCAATATTACCACATCTGCAATGGGATTGAGTGAAGATATTCCCAAAGTCGCATATGAATATTCAGTGACAGATTCCTGGGAAAAGATGGAACACTTACAAGATAAAAGTACTACTAATCCAATCAACTTTATGGATAAAGAGTATCAATCTCAACTGACTACTCCCCGTAGAGTTAGATATTGCATGTTGCCTAATCAGGCATTTGATCCTAAGTATAAAGATAATCCTCTACCTAATTATCAGGAACTTGTAGAGTTGCAATCGTATCAATATATGCGAATGGAAACAATGAAGAACTTGAAATTGAAGATTGCTGTTCCTGGAAATCTAGATCTATATGTTGGTGGTGCAATTAATGTTTCTTTGCCCGCTACTGTAAAAAGACAAGACTTTATTGATACTGATGATAGGTATTCTGGTCGGTATATCATAACAAAGCTGACACACAGCGGAACTGTTGGTAGTATGCAGACAGAACTCCTTCTCATGAAGGATTCTATTCTGAAATAAATAGTAATGTATTAGGAGGTACTATGGAAAGTATCGAACAACATATCGAAAAAGACAAAGAGATTCTTCACGATCCTACCGTCTCGCCTCAAATGCGTCGTCATATTGAAGGCGAACTGCATGATCTTGAAGAATATGCAGAGCATCACAAAAAAGAAATTGAAGCAGGTGATCATCACGATCCGACATATCTGGAACTGTTCTGTGATCAGAACCCATCAGAACCTGAGTGTTTGATTTATGATGATTGACTTGACACAAGTCTGATATTTCACTAGAATAACACTGTCAGGGTTGAAAAGGACCTAGAGCTTTAATATGAAACTTGAAGATTGCCTATTAGGTCATTGGACGAACAAACATCAAGCTCAATCAGACCCAACAAACTGGGTCTCGGTTGAGGTTGTTTGGAAAAAACATGAAGAGGGTTATCAATCTTGTAACTACAAGAGACGTGATGGTCCTGATTTTCCGTATCGGAAGAAGAATCACAAATTCGTGTATCTATCTGATACGGAAGTTCTTGTGCAAAATTACCACTTAGACTGGACACGACACGAGGATTGTGATATAATCTTCAAGTACGATGGCAAAGCATGGCATGGAGAAATTGCTTCTCCTGGAAAATGTAGGGGTTATCGTGGAGATGAAGTAATCTCTGAAATTCATGCTTACGGTGACAAACTACATACATGTGATCGTGGTATTGATTTAGAAACTGGTAAAATGGTATGGGGCAGTAATGAACTATATCGTTTTATCCGAAAGCCTGAATAGCTCAGCGGTAGAGCATCTCGTTTACACCGAGGCGGTCGGCGGTTCGATCCCGTCTTCAGGCATTTGTCACTTTTACTATGGCAAAACCAACTAAAGAGGAGATCTTTGATCTCTTATATGACAACTATTCTGATTACTACACGCTTCCTCACTATGGTTTAATACCTGATTGGTATTTACGATATTGGGAGTTACATAATATTGTTCTTGATTATCTCGAAGGAGACTCTAATGAAACTGCGTAATGCAATCCTCTCTGGATTGATGTTTGGTTTGGCACATGGTGTTGCAGTAAATGCAGAACCCACTAAGGGATACTACACCATGGATGCTATGGGTTGTATGCTTCTGAAAGAATGCACTGATGGTGTAGAGAGAATCAACTCATCTATTGATCTTATGAATGCATTTCCACAATCCGATTGGGGTGCAGTCAAAGATGAGTTTGATATGATCATGATTGCCTTTAAGAAGATTGGTGTTCATGTTCATCTTGCCGATGAGAAGTATTTTCCTGTTGGACACCGAGGTGTTTATCACACTGTTTCTAATCATTTTTATCTTAATCGTACTTATGTACATCGCCCACATGTACTCATGAGTGTGGTCAGACATGAAGGTTGGCACGCTGCACAAGATTGTATGGCAGGCACCATCAAGAACAATATGATTGCCATTATCAAGAATGAAGATGATGTGCCAGAGATGTGGGCAGAAATGGCACGAAGAGCATACGCCCTCATGCCTCATGCTATCCCTTGGGAGAAAGAAGCAACTTGGGCAGGTAAAACAGCAGGTATGACACAAGAAGCACTAGAGTCCTGTGCTCGTGGGACAATGTGGACTGACTATGAACCGACTCCTATGACTCGGGAATGGTTGAAGGAGAATGGATACATCGATAAATAATAAAAAAGTCCTGGATAAATGCCCGATCTAGTTGATGGTATTTTTAATGAACGCGAGACAAACTTTGTCGGTAAAGACGGGTTTTTCTGGTGGGTTGGTGAAGTAGAAGACAACGAAGACCCCATGGAATTGGGGCGTGTAAAAGTTCGTTGTCTTGGATACTATACTAATTTTGCTGGTGGTACTACCGCAGATTTGCCAACGGAATATCTTCCATGGGCAACAGTATTGCAACATACTTCTCAGGCAGGTAATGATGGTCAAGGAGAGAGTGCTGGTCAGTTGCAACCAGGTGCAATCGTAATTGGATTCTTTTTAGATGGCGAAAACGCACAGATGCCAATGGTTCTTGGTGTCATGCGTATCAATAAATCTGAGAGAACACAGCAAAATAGAAGATACTCTTTCACTAATAAAGAACCAATTACAGGAACTGTTATCAATAGTTCTGATATTCATCCTGCAGAGAATGATACTCTGAGTCCAGACAAGATCAACAGACAATCTACAAACAATACTGTTGCAATTCCTGGTCAGGTTAAAACTGTTTCTGGTGGTCATGGATCTCCAAAAAATATCGGTGTAGATCTTCCTGGTGGAACTTCTAATCCGATTAAACCTATTGATCCAGAGAAACCAATTCCTGCTGCTAGTGGTATTGGTGGTCCTTGGAAGACAGTTGAATATAAACTTTCATACCTGGTTGAAGATCTTGCTAATACAACCAATACTTTAGTAAAGGTTGAGAATGATAATTATTTGGATATGATCAGTGGCAGACTGATCATGAAGAATGATCTTCTGAAACCAATTGAAGATTATGTGACAACGATTTACGCACAGGTTATATCTGCTATGCGTCAGTCGTTAATTGTTTTATCAAAAGATATTGAACTTGCGACTCTTTTACGAGATTCCAACTCGGAACCATTCATGGTTCGTATTAGTTTGCAAGCAGCAATCACAAAAGTCTTGAATAGTGCTTGTGCGTTAGATTCTAGTCTGAACACTTATGTAAAAGAATCTTTATCAACAGTCACATCTAATGTTGATACTTATCTTACTGGAGTATTGAGCAAGAGTGACCTTGTGAAGTTGGGTGTTGATGATCTAGTAAAAGATATTATCAAAACAATTAAGAACATGCTCCTAGGAATTGGAGATGTTACTAAATCAATTAAAGGTACAGTTGATGGTTTAGATACAGCAGATCTTATCGATACCTGGGAAAAATCAACTGGTATTTTTGATACAAAGACAACTCTATTTGGTAGAGGGCAATATACTTTAACTGATGTATTTAAGTTACTTGCAAGTCCTGGTGATGGATGTAAGCGAGGATTTAGTGGTGCTGAAAAAACTGCTGGATGGTATCCTCTCTATGGTTTGAATCGCTCTACGATAGAAGAGTTGGAAGGTGTAAATAAACTAAGGGGGAATGTCAAAGACGGAACTGATCTTTACTCTTCTCTTTTTAGAGACGCTGATCCATATACAACGGTTGCAAAAAACCATGTAAATGGTTCGTATGATTTATATCTTGGAACTCCTGGAAGGAGAGGTGAGATACACAAGAAAGCGAATGGTACAACACACACTTCAGTATTGTTGAACAATGCACATTATGCTGAAAAAGTTGCAAGAGATGCATATAAAAAAGAAAATCCCGATGCAACTCAAGCAGAAATTGATGCTGCTGCTGAAGCATATAAAAAGTCGCAGACAGATGGTAAAGGTGATACTGGAGCATTAGTTGCAGATCATATTAGTTACGCTGGTAATTTGACCCAGGAGGTGCATGGTGATGATTGTAAGTTGGTATCAAAGAACAATGCACTTGTAGTTGATGGTGACTACTTCTTAAAAATTACTGGTGATTGTCATATTGAAGTTGGTGGTGGATTCTTCTTTAGTGCAGAGGGTTCTCCTAAGTATGGTGGATCAATTCAGAAACACTCTCTTAAGTTTGGATCTGATGTTGATATGAATGTTGTTGGAGCAAAGTTTAATCTACAGGGTGCTGAGTGTGATCTGGCAGCAGTTAGAACTAGAATCACTAGTAGTTTCTATGAAAATGCTTCTGACGTTCAGACCATGAGTGGATTGGAAGTTTCTATTGCAGCAGAGAGTTCTATTCAGATGGTCACTCCACACTTACTGCAACTGATTAATGTAGAGGAAGAGTCTTCTCAGAAAAAGATTACAGGCATTAGAACTGTTGTTGTTGGTGGATATGAGACCTATGTCAATCCTACTAACGCTAAGGATTATCGTATAGTTTTGACTGGTGCAAAAACGCTATATAATGAACCGATTACATCGGGACTGTATCAAGTCAAGACGGGCAGCACGATCAATATCTCGCACAACGCTTGACAGGGATCTCAAGATCCTCTATAATATAAGGGTAATCAGGAGGCAATCCATGCACGAAGACGTTCTCGAAGCAGTCTTCATTAACTTCTCACAGCGATCTGTAAAAATCGTTGATGACGAGGGTAACAAAAAAACCATCCGTTGGAGATGGGATAAAGAAGGTGCCGAAGGATTCTCTGAAACTGTCTCCAGAATTACGGATATCGTCGATACCGACATCATTACCTACACATTTGCAGAAGCAGAAGTATGATTGGACCTATTGGTATTACGCTGCGTCAAGCAGAAGATCACTTTGATTTTGTTATGGATCTGACAGAAACACAACATGTTTGCTGGAAGATTACTCGAC